TATCACGGGTGAAGGAGGTCCAAACTTCTTATAAATCCCACACCTCCCATGCCTCTCAACGATGCACAAACAGGGAGGTTCCTTATGTCCCGTTAGCTCAGGAGACAGAGCAATTCTCTTCTAAAGAATCGGTCGTGGGTGCGAATCCTACACGGGACGCTTTCGAATAATGCTATATTACTTGTATAAATAAACACACTTAGGTCGAAAACAATGTCTTTCCAAATGAACAAACAGATTATTACCAGCGATTGCCGCTATTGGCATATCGAGGGTACTCCCCTGTTTGCGAATATGGAAAAACATATGTAAGATGTAATCCATAAAAGCAAAAGAAAGGGGAGAGAAACCAAAAGTTTTCTCCCCTTTTTTATTGCCTGTGACAGTTTCCTAAGTGTCCACCAATCTCCCCCCAGAGACCAAACGGTGATATTCTTAAAGGGTGGTTGAGAGACCACCAGCACATCGACAACCGAATATTTTCCACATTATATGGGTCTGTAACTCAGTTGGTAGAGTAGCGGGCTTTTAACCTGTAAGTCGTCGGTTCGATCCCGACCAGACCCATCGTGGGAGGATTTCCGAGTGGCTAAAGGAATCTGACTGTAAATCAGACGGCTCTGCCTTCGCAGGTTCGAATCCTGCTCCTCCCACCTTGACCCATTAGTGTAGCGGTCTATCACGCCACCCTGTCACGGTGGAGATCACGGGTTCAAATCCCGTATGGGTCGTTGCTACTCTGCCTATGGAGTGTTCCTCCTTGGCGGTTGTAGCATCAAGTTCCTATCGACTAGCGGTTAGGTCACTACCCTTTCAAGGTGGCAGCACGGGTTCGAATCCCGTTAGGAATACTATGGAAACATAGCTTAGTTGGTAAAGCATTCGACTGATAATCGAAAGACCACTGGTTCGAGTCCAGTTGTTTCCATTGGAAGTGTGGCAGAGTGGCTTAATGCAGCGGTTTGCTAAACCGCCGATGTCTTTAAGAGGCATCCGTTGGTTCAAATCCAACCACTTCCGCCTCAGCAGTATAGCTCAGTGGTAGAGTACGGGTTTCATACGCCTATGGTCGGTAGTTCAAATCTACCTACTGCTATGTGTCGTTAGTCTAATGGTAAGACAGGAGATTGTGGTTCTCTGTATGAGGGTTCGATTCCCTCACGGCACCCCATTCTGAGGTCGCCAAGTGGTAAGGCAGCGGGTTTTGGTCCCGCCATTCGTGGGTTCGAATCCTACCCTCAGAATTTGTCCTCTTAGCTCAGTGGAATAGAGCAATCGGCTACGAACCGATGTGTCGTAGGTTCAAATCCTACAGAGGACGCTTGACAAACTTCTTAAAGTTTGTTACTATATAAATTGTTGGAGGTTAAGTCCCTGTTATGTCCTTATGAGATATATTACACTTAACCCATCTTGGGGAATTAACTCAGTTGGTAGAGTATCGCCTTTGCAAGGCGGGTGTCAGGAGTTCGAGTCTCCTATTCTCCATTGGAGATTTATTCTCCATATATAAAAGTGATAGAGCGTAAGTCCCTGTTATATCCTTATGAGGTATATCACACTTATGCCATCATTCCGAGTAGCCCGCAAGGTGCGGGAGCAAACTGTTAATTTGTTATAGGTCAGTTCGATTCTGACACTCGGAGTTTTACCCTTGAAATATGCTATTATTATAAATAGTAATAAAATATTTGTAGGGTATGTCTAATAAAAAAGCAGTTTCTGATTATAGAAGAAGAGCAAAAGAATATGCTTTAAAAGCATTTAAAGAAAAATGTGGAATATGTGGATATAATAAATGTATCGGGGCATTAGAGTTTCATCACTTAAATCCTGATGAAAAAGATTTTGGTTTATCTTCAAAAGGAGTAACTCGTGCTTGGAGTAAAGTTTCTGATGAACTCAAAAAATGTGTTTGTCTTTGTGCTAACTGTCACAGAGAAGTTCATAATGATATTACCAGTATTCCAGATGATGTGGTAAGATTTGATGAGGAATATACTATTTGGAAAAGTGAGTTTACTAAAAAAATGATTCCTTGTCCAGTATGTAATTCTGAAATGTCTATTAGGCAGAAATATTGCTCTGATAAATGTGCTAAAAAGGTTAGAGAAAAGGCAAACTATCCAAGTGATGAAGAACTTTTAGAAATGGTTAAAAGTTATGGTTATTCTCATACTGGTAGAGTTTTTGGTGTAAATGGAAATTCTATTAAAAAAAGATTACAGCGACGAGGACTATTGACAACTACGTCAAAATAATGTAACATATATAAGTCGGTTCTGGGTGGAACTCCCAGAAGTTCCGTTAGGGACTGTCCTTTGTAGGTTCGATACCTACATCTTCCTTATGGGAGATAAGAACGGCTACTGGAAACCTTACTAAATCCTAAGTTTTCTTAGGTCGGGGATTTGATCACCCCCGTGTTGCCCTATAAGCATTGTGGTGATGCAGCAGTTTTGTAAACTGCAGAGAACAGTTCAATTCTGTTATGGGGCTTGACATAATACTCATTATGTCATATACTTCATATGTCCGTGTGAAGGCAAGTGCCGGGAGAGTCAAATCTCCCACATTGCGGATTTAATTCAGTGGTAGAATGGCTGCCTTCCAAGCAGTTCGTCAGGGGTTCGAATCCCCTAATCCGCTTGCTCCATAATTCCTGGAGCTTCTAAATAAACACTGTAGTTGTAAATCTTAACACAATATGACTTTTCAAAATATTATTGCTGCCGGTGTAGTTGCTGCGTCTTCTATCGCTTCTCCTGCAATGGCACAAGTCACCAGCGTTAAGCAACTGGGTGATGTTCAACCCACCCAGTGGTCTTATCAAGCAATCACTAATCTGGTAGAGCGTTACGGTTGTGTTGCTGGTTATCCTGATGGCACTTTCCGTCCCGGTCAACCTGCTACTCGTGCTGAACTTGCTGCTCTGACGAATGCCTGCCTTGACCGCATTAGTGAGTATCAAACCGCTGCTGATGCTGCTCTTGCCGCTGCCCTGCGTGCTGAATTCTCTAAAGAGATTGCTGCAACCAATACTCGTGTGAGTGCTCTTGAGGTTGCTGCTGCTCAAAAGGCACAAGGAGTTGGTAACTATCTAGGTGTTGGTGTGCTTCTCGATCAGCAAGGTGTTGCTGGCAATGGTTACAGTGCTCAGCGTACTGTTTCTGGTGCCACGATTCAAGCACGATATGCCGTGAAGAACTTCACTAATCTGAATGCTGTTTCGGTCCGCCCCTATGCCAACCTTGTTGGTAGTCCTGCTGGTCAAATCGGTGCTGGTGGTGGTGCTCTGGTTTCCTATGATTGGAGTATTTCCCGTGCCAAGAGTGGTGTGAGTCGTGCCAATGTGTATGCTGGTGCTGGTTATCAGATTCCTTTCGTGAATGAAACTGCTGCTAACTATCAGTCTGCTGTCGGCAATCGTGGTCAATTTGTTCTTGCTCTTGGAGTCGAAGGTCGTATCAGCAATTCACTCGTTGGTTTTGCTGACCTGAAGTTCCCTACCACCAATTCTGCTAACAGTTACGGTGCTACCAATGGAACTTACTCACCAGTCTTCACTACTGGTCTTGGTTTCAAGTTCTGATATTTGAATACATAGTGTGAATTGGGGAGTTGACAACGACTCCCCTTTTCAGTATAATAAGTATCGAGTCAGGAGGATTATGTCTCTTATATCCCAAATGGACCGCCAAATGGTTATTGAAGCACTTGAATATTACGTTCAGAAACTCAAAGAAGATAACTGCACCGAGAATTCTATTACTGCATTTCAAACACTTCTTAATTGGATAGAACTGGAGTATTATAAGAATGAAAATTAATTTGTGGTTCTGCTCCGAAATGAATCATTGGAGGTGGACTCTCTGCGATAGTTCTCGTCCAATTCGTAAACAGGAATCTGGGCAAAGAGAAAATCTCCGTGATGCTATGAGCGATATTGCCAATACTGTAGAGTATATGCTAGGATCTCATTGATTTTATTGCCCGATGACCCAGCAAGTGAAGGGACCTGATTTACACTCAGACATCGACGGGAGCATTACCTGTATCGGGCACTTATTATAAATACTTGAAAAGTATTGGTGTAATGGAAAAACTTTATAAATTATTAAGTGATACTCAAGCATCACTTTTTTTGCTATTCCAAAAAACCTGGGTCTATCACTGGCATGTTGTAGGACCAGACTTTAAGCAAATTCATGATTTGTTTGGAGATCAATATGAAGCAATTCAAGAAGAAGTTGATCGTATAGCAGAACATATGAGATTTTTGGGTATTAAACCTATCAGCTCTTTATCTAGAGTTCTGGAAGTCTCTGGTGTTGGGGAAGCAAAAACTAATATTTCTGAAATGGAAATGATTAAAGATTTACTTGATGGGCATAAAAAGATTATAGATATGTTAGGTGAAGTTGCTGAAGAAGCAGAAGCACAAAAGTCAAGAGGAACTGTTAATCTTGTTGATGATTTAAATGAAGCACACGGTAAGTTCGTTTGGATGCTTCGTTCATTTACTGAATAATTAATTGTAAAGATGGAAAATTTAAAAATTAGATGTAAATCTTGCGGAAGTGAGATAGAAGGAAAGTCTGGAAAAACAGTTGCGTGTGGATGCCCTAATATGGCAAC